TAAAAAAACAAAAAAGTAAAAACGAAATAAAAAAATACTTATCTAAACATAGTGAAGTTAGTTTGCATAATTTTAAAAATTTTGTATTTAAATTAGGTTATGCTTCACAAAGTTTTCCAAATGCTAAATTAAAAATGATATTAAATGAACTAAATTATGATTATAATATAAATTTAGATAAATTTCAAAAAATGAATTATGAGTAAAACCGACAAAATCCGACATACTAAGAATAATTTAATTGCAGCCTTAGAAAAATCAATGGGAGTAGTAACTACTGCCTGTAAAAATGTAGGAATACACCGATCAACCTTTTATGATTATTATAATAATGACGAAAAATTTAAAAAGGAAATAAATGATATTGGTAACGTAGCACTTGATTTTGCAGAAGGTAAAATGTTTGAACAAATACAAAATGGTAATACACAATTAATTAAATTTTATTTAGCGACTAAAGGTAAAAAAAGAGGTTATGTTGAAAGGCAAGAAATAACTGGAGCAGAAGGTATGCCAAATCATTTTCAAATAGAAATAATTGATAAAACAGATCCAAACTAATATAGTTTATAAGCATTTAGTCAATAACAATAAAAAAATAGTAGTTGAACAGGGTGGAACTAGATCAGGTAAAACCTACAATATACTTTTATTTATAATATTTCATTATTGCGCTCATAATACTAAAAAAATAATTACAATTTGTCGTAAAACCTTTCCAAGTTTAAGGGCAACAGTAATGAGAGATTTTATAGAAATATTAAATTCTCAAGAAATATATAGAGATGAATTCCATAACAAATCAAATAGTGAATATCATTTATTTGGTAATTTGGTTGAATTTACTTCTCTAGATCAATCACAAAAAATTAGAGGTCGTAAACGGGATTTATTATTTATAAATGAAGGTAATGAATTGTATTGGGAAGATTGGCAGCAACTTATTTTTAGGACACAGGAAAAAATAATAATTGATTTTAATCCCTCAGATGAATATCATTGGATTTATGATAATGTTATAACCAGAGAAGATTGTGCCTTTTTCAAAACAACTTATTTAGATAATCCTTTTTTAGAAGATGTTATTAAAGAAGAAATTGAAAGGTTAAAAGAAACAGATGACCAATATTGGCAAATTTATGGGTTAGGTGAACGAGCAACAAGCATATCAACTATATTTAAATATGTTGAAACAAAACAAATACCATTTGATGCTAACTTAATAGCTTATGGAATGGATTTTGGTTACTCAAATGATCCAACCACATTGGTTGCTGTTTATACACTTGATCATAATTTATATATAAAAGAACATTTATATAGAACCAAAATGACTACAAATGATATTCATATTTTTTTAAAAGAACAAAATTTATTAAGCAATCCTATTTATGCTGATTCAGCAGAACCAAGATTAATTGCTGAACTAAGGAGAATGGGACATAATATATTTCCAAGTTTAAAAGGTAAAGATTCTGTTAATGCAGGGATAGACCTATTAAGAAGATATAAAATACATATTACTACTGATTCATCTAATGCTATACAAGAATTTAGAAATTATAAATGGAAAGAAGATAGATCAGGAAAACTTATTAATGTTCCAGAAGATAAACATAACCATATTATTGATCCTTGTAGATATGCAACCTATTCTTTATTATCAAGACCTAACTTTGGTAAGTATGCTATACAATAAAGTTGCCTATTTAATATATATTTTGTATATTTAATTATATTAATAATTAAAACAAACAAAATGACAAAAAAAAGACAATACAAAGTAGCAAAATCAACACTTAACAAATCAGGAAATACTTTGTTACAATTACGAGAGCAAACATCTTTTGGATATGCAACATACTTTTTATTTCAACATCAATTAGAAAAAAAGATGATAGAAAAAAACTTTGAGATTATTAACTAATAATAATGGGGGTGTAAAAACCCCCTTTTTTATATGACATTATTAAAAAAATTTAATCAATTAAAAACCTTAAAAGAAAAAAGGTTATTTGCTTTAAAATTAGCAAAAACAGATTACGATATTGAGATGTTGAATTATGAAAAATTATCTTTCTTTTCAATACACATTTTATTTTACAAATATATTGGTAAAAAATACATAATAAAAAGACAATATAAACCAAAACATAATTCACAAAGAAACTTTTAGTTGTCCATTTGATATATATTTTGTATATTTGATTATATAATAAAAAAACATAAATATGGAAAACAAACCTGAAATTTACCAAAATGCAAAATTAATTGGCAAAGCTATTGGTAATTTAAAATCACTAATTAGTTATGCCGATCTTCCTGAATATCAAAAAGAATGGTTAAAAGAAGCTTTAAGATGTGTTGAGCAAGTAGATTATATTAACTTAAAAAATAGGTTTTAATTATGAGCAAATTAATAGATGATTTAAAAGCTGAAATAGTTTTACTTGAAAACAAGTTAGAAATGGCTAAAAAAAACCATTATGTCCACGAATCTCATTCATTACATTGTCAAGATGGTGAACTTTATATTTACCACAATGGAATAAATGATGAAGAAAAATGTGTTGTAATTAATGTAGAACAGCTTTTAAAAGACTTACCTTTTATAATAGATCAAACAATAAAAGAAAATAAAAAAATGCAAGAAATGTATTTAAATAACCTAAAAGACTCAATTAAAAAATTATGAAACCAATGAGAAAATTTGGTGCTTTATTAAAAGCATTATTAAATCCACAAAAATCAGGTATTTTTTGGGTTAAAGTACCTCAAACATTTAAAAATAAAGAAGATAAAAGTAATTTTATATATTCAACAATAGAATTACTAAATATTAAAATTAAAATAGATGATAACCAAAATACAAAACACTAAAGATTTAGCATATTATAATAATGCAATTCTTTTATCAGAATTAATTAATAAAGAAGTAGCTGATTCAGATAATAAAAATTTAGTAACAATACAAGAATGTATAATTGATATTTTATTTTACACTAATAATTTACAAACTCATATTGCTAACTGCAAATTAGCTAATAGTAAATATAGAGAACAAAGAAACAATGCTTTATTAGAAATAAATGAATTAACAGAAGAAATAGAATATATAGAAAACAATCAGATATAGTTGTGGGTATTGTATATATTTTGTATATTTGATTATATTAATAATTAAGTTAATATGCAAAACAAACAAAATGAAACAAACAATTAACAAAGTAAATTTACAGACAAGACAAAGCAATGTTAATCTTGCTAAACAAATTGCAAATTATTTAAATTTAGATTATACTGTTTTAAACAAAAGTGTAATTATAAATTATACTAGCGATAAATTTGCAAATATTATTTTAAACAATAACTGGGATAATAAAATTAATTTTAATTTAAAAAATTTAAAATAAACAAAATGAACTTACAACAATTAAAAAGCAAACATTTAAAAGAATTACAACTTTTAGAAAAAGGTACTAAACTTTTAAAGGGCGAAGCTTTAAGAGAATTATGGAGAAGTATAGATAAATTACAACATCAACATAATTTAAAAGAAACGCAATGGATTAATAATGATATGAAAAAATTTAATCAAAAATTAGAACAATTTAAAACTTTTATGTAATGATCAAAAAATTCTTAAAACAAAACCCAAATAATTGGATGTGGTTAATTTGCTTTTATGCTTTAGCTTTATTAATAACTATAATTTTAACTATAAAAATATAAATTAATGAAGCAAATAAATAATATAATAACATTAGAATGCGATAATTTTGAATTAGAAGTTAAATATGAATTTCGTAAAGGTAATGCAGGTAATTATTATAATCCACCAGAAGAAGATGAAATTAATATTAAAAGAATTTATATAGAACAATATACCACTGAAGAAGGTGACATTATTAATATAAATAAAAGACTTTTTCCAATATCAGGACATAAAGTGCCTTTAGCTTGGGAAGAAATAATAATGCAAGAAATATCTTATGATGTAGAAAATTTTACATAATTATAATAAATCCGTTTGTTTGTTTAAATTAGTGCTTAGAAATAGGCACTTTTTTTGTGCAGTAAAATCACCAATTAAATACGTTATATAATTATGGAAGTAAAGCTTACAATACCTGACCACTTAAATGAAATCACTTTAAAGCAATATAAAGAATTTCTAAAAATTAATGAAACAAGTGAAGATGTTAATTTTATACAGGCTAAAATGATGGAAATTTTTTGTAACATTTCCAATAAAATGGCTACTGAAATGAGATATAAAGATGTAGAAGATATTACAGGAACTTTAAATTCAATGTTTTTAGAAAAACCTAAATTGGTTACAAGGTTTAAAATAAACAAAAAAGAATATGGTTTTATACCAAATTTAGATGATATGACTTTAGGTGAATATATAGATTTAGATACATATTCAGGTAATTATGATAATATAGAGGTTGCTATGAATGTTTTATATAGACCTATCACTAATAAATTAGGAGGTAAATATGACATTGCTAAATACAATCCTGAAACAAAAGATAATATGTTAAAAATGCCAATGGATGCGGTTATAAGTTCTTTGTTTTTTTTTCTGAATTTAGGACTGGAATTGTCAGCAATTACCCTGAACTCTTTGGAGAACAAACAACCAACACACTCGGACCAACTGAAGGATTTGCAGCAAAATATGGATGGTATCAATCACTTTTTGCCTTATCTAAAGGAAACATTGAACGAATTGAAAATATCACTAAATTAAAATTTCATCAATGTTTTTATATGTTGGCATTTATGAAAGACAAAACAGAGTTAGAAAACAAACAAATAAAAAAACAATTTAAATGAGCCAACAAGGAACAAGGGCATTTTATCAAGCTACCGAAACAATTAAATCTCAATTATTAGCAGATATAAATGTAAACAGCGTTACAACTGGAGATATAGCGGATGTAGATTTACAAAAACAAACCATATTTCCTTTATCACATATTATAGTTAACAATGTAGTACAAGAAGATGGGGTTTTAAGATTTAATATTTCAGTATTAGCAATGGATATAGTTCATCAATCTAAGGAAATAACTGTTGATCAATTTGAAGGAAATAACGATTTACAAGATATTTTAAACACTCAATTAGCAGTAGTAAATAAATTAACACAAATATTAAGAAAAGGAACTTTACATTTTGACAAATACCAATTAGATGGTAATCCTAACATAGAGCCATTTTATGATAGATTTGATAATGAATTAGCAGGGTGGACAATTACAATGGATATTTTAATTTATAACGATATAAGTATTTGCTAATGGATTTTAATGAATTAAATAAAGCGTTTAAAATTTTTGGTGATTATATGGTTGCTGAATCACAAAAAAATCTTAAAGAAAAAGGCAAAGGTGGTGGACCATTATACAATTCACTTAGCTATAAAATAAAAGATGAAAAAACTAAAGTAATATTAGATTTTTTTATGGAGGATTATGGGTTATTCCAAGATCAAGGTGTTAAAGGAAAAGACCCTAAAAAAGTTAGTTCTAATGCTCAATTAACTGGACAACAAGCACCTAATTCACCCTATAAATTTGGTTCAGGTAGTGCAAAAGGTACTTGGAAAGATTTTGTGAGAGGTATATCATCTTGGGCACAAATTAAAAATATTAGATTAAGACAATACACATATAAAAACGGAATAAAAAAATCAACAGGAAAATTCGCAAAAGGAAATTATGAGACAATTGGTCAAGTAATAGCACGAAATATTTATAATAGAGGATTAAAACCATCCTTTTTTTATACTAAACCTTATAATAAAGCATTTGATAATTTACCACAAGAATTATTCGAGGCTTATGCACTAGAATTTGAAAAAGGAATAAAAATAAAAAACAATGGCAACAAGATTAATTAGAAGTCCTCAATATATTTCTGCAATTTCAGGAACATCTGGAACAGCATCAGTAAAACTTACGATTTCTATCGAAGGTACAATACAATATACTTTAATAAAAGATGCAGAACAAGGGGTAACTGCTTTGTTTGAGTGGGGTGAATTAGCAAGAGATTATTTAGACATAACTTGGAATGGTACTGATTATAGTACTTTACCAGCTTTTGATATTATATTAGTTTTAAATTTTTGGGATGCACCAAATGCAGAAGGAAATCAATTAGGAGGAAACAGTTCACAAACTCATTTTGGTTTAGATGGATATGGTACTTTTTATGAAGCTGCAAGTCCTGCAGTAAGTTCAACAGAATTCCCTGCAATTTCTAATTATATTCAATCGGGTTCTACAAGTTCAGGTGAAAAAATTTATACAATGTATGCGCCTAAAAATATTGCAGTACAAATTCCAAGCATATTAAATGGAACAGTTAAATATAATGCTACAGGTATTAATGCAACTGAAAAAATTGTTAATGGAACAATTATTAATATTGTTAGAGTTCCCTGCACTAAATACACAAGTTTTAATAGTGGTTATACAGAAACTCCTGCTGATATAGGTTATAAAGTTAGTTTTATAAATAAATTTGGAGCAATACAAACCGAGTTTTTTACACTTAAAGTTGTTCAAAATATATCATCTTCAAGAAAAACTTTTAATTCAAACACAATAACCTCTACAGGAACTTATTCTATTAATAATCATACTAAACAGAATTTTGATATACAAGGAAAACAATCTATTACATTGGATTCTTTTTATGTTCCTGAATATTATAATAATGTTTTTACTGAAATGCTATTGTCTGAAAAGGTTTGGGTTACATTTAGAGTACCTTCCACTGGTAGTTTTACAACTGTACCAATTAATATAAAAACTAATGGTTTTGCTTATAAAAATTCTTTAAACGATAGATTAATACAATTTACCTTTTCTTTTGAAATGTCATTTGACTTTATAAATAATGTTAGATAATGCAAAAACTCCAATTATATATTAGTAGTGTTGAAAATAATCCTACACTTTCACAATTTCAAAGAGTTGATTTATTTAAAGATGAAACCATATCCATTAGTTTATCTATTCAAAACATAAAAGAACCAGATAAAATATTTGCAGAGTTTACCAAAACATTTACTATTCCTGCAAGTAAAACAAATAATAAATTGTTTGAGCATTATTATAATTTTGATATTACAAATGGTTTCGATGCTCGAAATAAAAGAGAAGCAAAAATTGAATTAAATAATATTCCATATAAAGATGGATTTATTGCTTTAACAGAGGTGGAACTAAAAAATAATAAAGCATACGCATATAAGATCACATTTTATGGTAAAACAATTAATTTAAATAAACAATTTAGAAATTCAGGTTTAAACTCATTACAGGGTGCTTTAACACCTTATAATTTAGATTATATTAATGCTAGTGTAGTTGGAAAGATGCAGGTAGACCCTACTGCTTCATCTACTGTAATTATAACACCTTTAATAACACATACAACAGAAGCATATTTCGATACAGCTTCAACAACAATAGAAGGTAATCTTTCACCACAGACAGGACAAGGTTTGTTATGGTCGCAATTAAAATATGCTATTAAAGTTAGCACTATTGTTGACGCAATACAATCAACTTATGGATTAACCTTTTCAAATGATTTTTTTGGTGCTAATAATAATTCCCAATTTAATAATCTTTATTTATGGTTAAATGCTAAAAAAGGTAATGTAGAACCCTCAATACAAATAAACTCATTTACTAATCAAGTTACAGGTTTTGTAGCATCAGCAGGATATGTAAATGCAGAAACACAAATGTCTAATGGTAGTGCTTTAATTATAACACCTTTTGCAATTCCTAATAGATTGACTTTAAGTATTGTAACAACAGGAACAGTACCAGAATATACAGTTAGAATTGTAGACATTACAACTTCTACTGTAATTTTTACATCAATTACTTTAACAGCATCTGCAACATTTAGACAAAATGATTTTTTATTACCTGCAGGTTCTTATGTAATTGAAATTATTGGAAGTTCTCCTATTAGTTTTGTAAGTTTTAATTGGAATTTAAAAGATTTAAGCAATGTTGTCGGTGGTGGTTGGGAAAATGAATGGGAAATACCAAGTGGAACAGGTTTTGATTTTGCTACTGAATTTGAATTTATAGTAGGTCAACAAATGCCAGATTTAAAGATTATAGATTTTATGAATGGACTCTTTAAGTTGTATAATCTTACAGCTTATTTTGACAATCAACCTTTATTAGTAAACGGAAATACAAATCCAAATTTTGGTAAAATAAGAATACAAACATTAGATTCTTATTACGCATCTAATTTTAATACTTGGGATATTTCTAAATATGTAGATATTTCTAAAACTTCTGTTAAAGTTGGTTTACCATATAATGCCATAACTTTTAGTTATAAAGGACAAAAGACATTTTATGCACAGCAATTTCTACAAACAACTGGTGGTGCTTGGGGTGGTATAAATTATCAAGGAATAGGAACAACAGAACAAAGCAGTAGTTTTACAGCACCAAATATTCCTTATAACGTAACCACACCTTTTGAACATCTACAAATGGTTAGATTATACAATCAAAATGGAGGAACTACACCATTAAATTTAATGACTGGATACTTTGCAAATGATAACAAAGAAAGTATGGTTGGTGATCCTTTATTATTTTATGCTATAAGATTAACTCCAAGCACAAGTGATGTAGCGCAAGAAATAAGAATTAAAAGAGTACAAAATGCACTTACTTTTGATGACTTAACAACTTATATTATACCATCAAATAGTGTAAGTTTAAATCCTGCATCTAATACACAAAATATTAATTTTAATAATGAAAATAATGAATGGACAAATAATAGTGAATTTGATGGCACATTATTTAAAAACTTTTATAACACTTATATAAGTCAAGCGTTTAATTCTAAAAGAAGAATCATAAAAATTAAGGCTTTTTTACCTTTAAACATCATTTATAAAATACAAATGAATGATAGAATAACAATAAATAACATAGATTATAACATAAATAACGCTAATATTAATCTAATTACAGGAGAAACACAATTTGAATTATTAAATATAGTATGATCAAAGAAATAATAAGTTTATTAAGATATGTTAATGAAGATACAGAAAACATAAGAATAGCAAAAGGCAAAAACAAATTAGCTACTAATTGGAAAGAAGCATACAAACAAGTTAAAAAAGTATTATGGCAAAAATAATAGCAATACAGGTAAGTGCTGAAACTAAACAAGCACAAAAAGCATTAGCAGATGTTAATTCAACTTTACAGGAACAAGAAGATATATTGGATGCTATAAGCAGAGAAATAACAAAAACTGAAAATTTATTAGAAAAAACAAGTAAAAAAGATGCCAATAGGTTAAAAGAAAGAAAAGATAAATTACAAAATTTAAATAAAACTTTAAAAAAACAAAAGGAAGCAATAAAAAGGTCTAAAGACGAACAAAAAAAATCTAATGTAGTTGTAAAACAAGCTATTAAAGATCAAAAAGATTATGGTGGTGTTTTAAATACTGTAGATAAATTTACAGGTGGTGCTATTTCTGGTTTTCAAGGAATGACCAAAGGCATTATGGGTGCAACTAAAGGATTTAATCTAATGAAAGTTGCTATTATAGGAACTGGAATTGGTGCTTTAGTAATTGGAATAGTAGCTTTAGTACAATCTTTTAAAAGATCAGAGGCAGGACAGGAAAAATTTGAGCGAGGAATGGCAATGATTGGAGCAGTTGTAAATCAAGTATTAGATTTATTTGGAAAATTAGGCGAATCAATAATATCTGCTGTAACAAATCCAATGAAAGCTATTAAAAGCTTAGGATCAAGCATTACAAAATTTATATCTAATCCGTTTAAAACAATTAAAGAAGCTGTTGTAGGTGCTGCAGAATCCGTTAAAGGATTTGTAGAAGAAACAAAAAAAGAAGTTGGAGCATTAGATGAAGTAACAAAAAAAAGACAGAAAGCACATCACATAGAAAGAGATTTACAAATTGAAAGAGCAAAAGCTAATAACGAAATTAACGATATTAGACTTCAAGCAGAGGATAGAGAAAATAAAACAGCAGCACAAAGAATTGTTTTATTAAGAAAAGCACAAAAGATTGAAGAAGATATTACTAAAAAAGAGATACAAGCAAAACAGCTTTTAGTAGATGCTCAAATTTTAGAAATGGAACAAGGCGATAATAATATTGCTTCAAAAGATAAACTTGCTAAAATGCAGGCAGAATTAATTAATTTAGATACTAAAAAATTAAGAAGCCAAAGACTTTTACAAACACAAATAACTACAGCAGTAAATGAAGAAAAAGCTATAAAAGAAAAAGCAAAGACAGAAGCAAATAAAAAAATAGAAGATGATCAAATAGCAGCAAACAAAGTAATTGAGGATGCTAAAGTAACTGAACAAAAAAGATTAGATGCAATAAAACAAATACAAACAGCATTTGAAGAACAAGAGGCAGAAGCATCAGCGATTACAGAAGAAGGAAAAGCGGTTTTAGAATCTGAAAAAGCTATAGCGGAATTAGATAAATTAAATGCAACTGAAGAACAAAAAGCCAAAATAATAGCCTATTGGAATGGACAAATACAAATTGGTAAAGAGAAAGACACTAAAATAGAAGCAGCAAGAGACAAAGCAGTTGGCAAAGCAAAAGTAGATATAGCGAAACAAGGTATGGCATT